TTAAACCAGACATCCAAGAGATGGTCAAATTAGTTGCCAAGGATCATAACGATGTCGTGTTACCTATTACACGATTACAAAAAGATGGAGTTCATCCTTCCTGGGCAGGTTATAAAGAGCTTGCAGATAAATCAAGGTGATGCTATAATAAGTTTATAGTTAGTATGCGGGGTTAGTTTAATGGCAAAACAGCAGATTTCCAATCTTCGGTCGAGAGTTCGATTCTCTCACTCCGCTCCATTACAAACACACATCGGAGTGTAGCGCAGTCTGGTAGCGCACCTGGTTTGGGACCAGGGGGTCCAAGGTTCGAATCCTTGTACTCCGACCATGAGATAGTTTGCCTGGATAGCTCAGGGGTAGAGCGTCTCCTTTACACGGAGAGGGTCCGCGGTTCGAAACCGTGACCAGGTACCAAAGTTTTTACCTCCATAGTTTAATGGTAAAACGGCGGATTTATATCCCGTAAGCAACAGATAATTGGTTCATGTGAGTTCGAATCTCGCTCGGGGTACCAAATAATAATTTTCAAAATATGTGAGTGTGGTGGAATGGTATACACAGCAGACTTAAAATCTGCCGCTTAATTGATTGAGGGTTCAAGTCCCTCCACTCGTACCACGAACAAAGCCCCGGTAGACAAATTGGCAAAGTCGTCTCTCTCAAAAAGAGAAATTTAAATGCGGGTTCAACTCCCGCCCGGGGTACCATTGACAAACACAGTGTTTGGTTGTATAATAATAGAATGTATAAAGTAATAAGCAAATCGGGACTCCCACTTAACTCATGTCCTACACTAAACGAAGCTATGGCATTTGCCAAAACTGTAGGTATGTTTGTAACTATCAGCGGCCCGGATTTTGAAGTGTGCGGTATATTTGGAGTTGATAGTGTTGAAGATGGTCTATGTCCAGATGGTGTAGCTTACACATGGAACAAAGCTAGCCGTATAGGACGAATTAAAAAAGAGAGAGTATAATGCCCTGGATTGAAAATGTATCATTAGGAGATATTCCCAAAGGTCGACATCACAACGCCGGAGAGAACTCTATGCTGATTCAAATTGTTGATCCGGACATGGAGTTTCCTGTGCCAATGCACAAGTTTAAATCTACTCATCAGTTTAAGTTTCTTGATTTAGAAAAAACCGATGACACAATAAATGACCAATGGAAAATTCAAGACGAACAAGCTGAAGAATTAGTTCGCTTGTTGCAACACGCTCTAGAACATCGCATGAACGTTGTTGTGCATTGTGTAGCAGGTGTATGCCGTAGTGGGGCTGTATGTGAAGTAGGAACCATATTAGGCTTTGACGATACTGAAGTATTTCGTAGCCCCAATCTTCTTGTCAAACACAAGATGATGAAAGTGCTAGGAATGACCTACGATGAAAGCGAACCACACACAATTAATGGTGTAACTACTGATTGGGGATTTGTTATTCCAAAGAATCGCGAAGGCGATATCTAACCGTAGTAATTCTACAACAAAAGAAAGCCCTGTTACTATGCAGGGCTTTCGCACGATGTTATAATGTATATAGAGGAAATAAAATGAAAACATGGATCACTAGCGATTTACATTTCGGTCACAAGAACATAATGAAGTTTTGCCCGATCACGCGAGCAAGATTCCGCGACGATGTTAGCTACATGAACGAAGCCATGATTAAGGAATGGAACGATTTAATCGAGCCAGAAGACACTGTTTACATCTTAGGTGATGTAGCATTTATGTCAGGCAGCGATGCTGGAAGAACTGTGAATCGTTTAAACGGCTCAAAGATCTTAGTTGAAGGAAATCACGATCGTAAAACGTTACAGGATGCCACATTCCGTAATGCGTTTAAAGAAGTACACAAGTATTTGGATGTTACCTATGACGGTCATAAGATTGTTATGTTTCACTATCCAATCAGCGAGTGGGATCAAATGCACAGAGGTTCCTTACATTTCTTTGGTCACGTACATGGTGGCGACAGCGGTATGGAAAAATATCGTTGTAGAGATGTAGGTATGGATGCCACAGGCATGATAGCTGTGTCAATGGAATGGGCAATTGCCAATGTTAAGAACAATGAAATAAAAGGACATCACTAATGGATATCGTAGAAAAAGCTCGCATCTTTGCAACTGCTGCTCATGCTGCTGTCGATCAGCGCCGTAAGTATACCAACGAACCCTATATTGTTCATCCTAAACAAGTTGCCGACTTTGTAGCCAACGTCCCCGGTGCCACACCCGAGATGATTGCTGCTGCTTGGTTGCATGATGTTGTTGAAGATACTAAAGTAACCAACGAAGACATTGCTCGAGAGTTTGGTGACAAAGTTGGTGAGTATGTAGGCTGGGTAACTGACATTAGTCGTCCTGAGTATGGCAATCGTGCATTCCGTAAAGAAATGGATCGTAATCATATTGCAGGAGCACCTGGAGAAGCGCAGACAATTAAGTTGGCTGACATCATCAGTAACTGCTCTAGTATCATGATTCACGATGAAGACTTTGCTAAAGTTTACTTTGAAGAAAAACGATTGTTGTTAGAAGTCTTAACAAAAGGCGATTCTGGATTGTATAACTATGCATCTAATTTAGTATTGGACGAAGAATGAAACTGTTATTAGTACGTGGCTTGCCAGGATCTGGCAAGTCCACTATTGCAAAAAACTTAATTGGTTACTACTATCATGTAGAAACTGATATGTTCTGGATGCAGGACGGTGAGTATAAGTGGGATGCTAGTCGACTAGGCGAAGCTCACGCATGGTGTTTGAATCGCACTCGCGAACTTATGACCACAGGATTCTCACCTGTTGTTAGCAACACGTTTACTACTATCAAAGAAATGCGCCCGTATTTTGATCTTGCCAAAGAATTTGATATTGTTCCAACTGTAATAGTTGTACAAAATGAATGGGGCAATGTGCATAATGTTCCGGAAGAAACTTTGGCTAAAATGAAGGCACGATTCCAATTTGATATCTCGGAGTTATTCAATGTTTAAAGATGAGTTAAAAGAATATGTAGAAACTAGCGGCTTAGTCAACATGCGAGAGTGTGGCGATGGTATCTACGTACTGAAGTACAAGAAGAGAGTGTTCTACGATAACTTGTGGAACGAGTACATTGCTGAATGCCGCGGTAGTATTGTAGACAAGGATTTCAACTTGGTTGCTTATCCATTCACAAAGATCTACAACTACGGCATTGAAAAGGAAGCACCAGTGCTTACCCCAGATACCAAGGTAACTGCTTTCCGCAAAGTCAACGGCTTCATGGTTGCTTGTACATTGCATAACGGTAAACTGTTAGTGTCTACTACTGGTAGCACAGACAGCGACTATGTTAACATGGCACGTGAGCTAATTGACGAAGCAAAGTATCTAGACCTGTGCTCACGCTGGAAAGGGTATACTTTTATGTTTGAGTGCGTTCACAAAAACGACCCACATATCGTTCCTGAAAAGGAAGGTATGTATATTCTAGGATATCGCGAAAACAAATGGAACACACATGTTGAACATGATCCATTCATGTTAATGGAAATGGGTCGTGTGCTCGATTGCTTTGTGCCAGAAAGTGTAACAACTAACATGGCACGAGTAGAACAAATGGCCAAAGAATGTAGTCACGAAGGTTATGTATTCTATACCAACGAAGGTGTAAGTGCTAAGATCAAGTCACCATACTACTTGACTTCAAAGTGGGTCGCTCGCAATCCGCGGACAGATAAGTTAGTAGACTTGAATAAAGACATCAAGCACAACATTGACGAAGAGTACTATCCACTAATTGATGCAATTCGTGCTAACATTGTTGAGTATACTGCCATGAATGAACAGGCTCGCTTGTCATGGGTTCGAAACTATTTGGAGGATGTATGATTGATGAAAGTCATTTACCTGTAGCAGAACAAAGTCTAGTCTTTCGTTTGCGTAAGCGAGCAGAGATTCGTAGACAAAACAAAGATCGCAAAAGTGTTCAAGAGGGTGCCAACGATCGCATCTCAGACCTTCTAGAAGAAGCGGCCAACGAAATTGATAAATTAAACAGTAGATTGGAATAATAATAGGGCCTTATGGGCCCTATTTTTTTGACTTTAATTTATTAC